CGGTGGGGCCGGCGGCATACGGCATGAAATCATCCGTGTTGCACAAAATGAGGTTGCCGCCACCGCCGGCGAGCACGTTATAGCTGGAGCCGTTGGCGGGGTTTGTTTGCCACTGGGCGACGGCAATGCCATCTCGCTCTGGCGGGCACTCCACCGTGTGGACGCAGATCGACTGGATAGCATCGAGGGAGCGATAGCCGACACCGGGCATGTCCGCGGTGAAATCAGCATCATATCGGATTTCCATGTTTCCTCTTTCTTCTTGGGTTAGGGTTTCAGGTACGGGGTTGGGGGCGCGTGATGCGGTGCCATTTGGGTGTTGGCCCCAGTAGTCGGCAAGCACAAAATTAATATCGCAGTCGACGCCGCCCACGGTCTCGCTACCCGGACGCTGATAGAGCACCGCTTCCGTGGATAGGACGCCTCCGCTCCAGGCAGCGGTCTGCCACGCCAAGAATTTCCCGCCCCCTAGGTCGGCGATAAGCGCATCTACAGCGGCCCAAGCAATGACCCTGGAGTGTCCATAGATGCCGACTCGTTCACGCCCTAGGGTCTCGCAGCAGGCGCGGAAATACTCGGATGCGACGCCGTTCCACTCATCAAGGCTGATAGGGAAGTCCACCGCGAAGAACACGGGATGGTTGGGGCACCCGAGCTCGTCGAGTTTCTGTTGGGCCGCCTGGGCGTCGGCTAAGCCGCCAGGGTAGCCACGCATCACATCGGAATCATCTTCTTTTCCGAACTGCCATACGAAAGCGACCCCCAGGCCATGCGCCTGGAGGCCATCTAATTCAGGCCTTTGGATGGGCTTTCCCAGCATCCAGCTAGCCCTGGGCGGGCTAATATAGCGGATCACACCATCATGGCCGGCAGCACGAATCGCCGCAGCTGGCGGCACGCCAGCACTGTAATCAAGAATTGTTAACAATGTTTTCTCCTTATTGGAAAGTCATAGGCAGCATGGGGTGAGCACCGTGCAAGCCCAGTGTGCGGCGGATGAAATCAATCCCCCGGGGGCGGACACGAGTCGTGTGCGTTACCACCTGGGTGCCGTTCGAACGGGTATAGTCGCCGGCCTTCACCTCGAAATAGGTTGCGTAGCGTTGGTATGGGGTGTTCCGCATATCGCCTTTAGTAATCAAGATGCCCCGGTTCCGCAGCTCACGGAAAAGCGTGTTCTGGCCGATGCCTAGCATTTTCGCCACCGTGCCCATGCTGTAGGAGCCGGTGGAATCAATAAAACAGTCGTAGGCATCCGCCTTCGGCCGAAGCTGCTTATTAGCAGCCTCTAGGGCCAGGCGTTCCTCTTCAGCATTGAGCGCAATTAAAAGAATCTCAGATCGGGTCAACTGCGATGGGTCAAACGCCGGCGCCATGCGGGCACGCTTTTCCACCTCGATGAAATAGCGGCGGGCTTGCCTACCCTTCGCGGAGCGCTGGATCATGGCAATCTCCTTTGCCATGTCCAAAGACACAACATGATTCAACCGCGGCCGAGACGGCATTCCCGCAGGTGACGCCGAACGGTCATTTTTGACCACATAGTCCACACCCTCCTCAAAACCATAGGCAACCATCCGCGGAAACCAGTGGCGATACGACGCCCCGACTTCCAAATACTCGTGAAGGTCACGCCCCAACACCGCCTGGACCGCTTGATCGCCCTCCCCCATGTTCGTAATAGGGATGAGCTGGCCGCCGCCTGGTGTATGATTATTATCTGGTTTCGACATGAAGAGTCTCCTTTCGAAATTATTTTTGTATTAGGAAACCCGCGGCCTCACATTTTTAGGAGGGCCGCGGGTTTCCGCATTAGTGCCAGTTTGTTTGTTAGTTAACGGCGAAATCTCGGATGTACATGCCCATGCCGTACCCAGTCTTTGCTGCAGGGTCCGAGAAATTCACGCTCACCACGCCTTCCTTCGTGATAGTGCACCAACCGGGGGTGCTGCGTTTCTCTGGGCTGGTGAGGAAGAAATCTACATCCCGGGCCACTGGGCGTAATTTCGGCGGGAGGGTGCCTTTCACACCAGCGGAAGCAGCCCCGACAACGGCCCACACCATAGCGCCAATCCGGGTGAAGACAAGTTGACCGTCATCCCAGCGGACAATATCATCATTTTCCGGCACATCAATGCGCCGATTCACCTCCTTGATTTTGGTATCAACATAACCCTTATTAGCAATATGGGTGGCGGTGACGGGATCACTAATATCCGCATTACCAGTATCACTACGAACCATGAGGGAAGCCTGGCCAGGAGTCAGGAACGTTGATGCTGCCGGGGGAAGACCCTGGATATCACGGAGTTGATGCGTGTGCTCCTTGTCCGCTTTCTCCAGCCGGAGTTTGTTATCGGCTTTGTCCACGTAGTCCTTGTTGGTTGCATGAGCCGGCTTAGTGATCGAGGGCGTGGTGATAGCGATCTGCCCATCCGCCCGGGTCTTCACAAACGCGGCACGTGGCGCATCATGATGGATACTAAAATCCACATCCCCCGCAGTAATAACCTTAGGCTCAGCGGCAGTGCCGGTCAGGTCACCGGCAAGCTGAATCTTGCCCTGCACAGTGGCGGTGGCGGGAGGCGTCGGCTGCACCGCAGCATTAGCATTTTCCGCAGCAGCGGCTGCCGCCTTCGCGGACT